GGAACAACAAGGCAATCGAACAGGCGCTGCTTGATCGCTTTGGCCAGGCTGCAGCCGTCAATGACGTGACCCGTTGGCGAAACGCGACTCAGACCCACAATAGCGCCTTCAGCTACAACAGCGCGATTTTGCACAACGCGGTTGCCGATCCGCTCTATGGCCTCTTCGAGGTCGAGATCGGCTACGACTTGGAGTCGGGGGCCGACCTCCTGGCGTTCGCGGGGCAGGTGCGCGCCTTCATCGAGCAGTTCCGCGACGCCGGCACTCACCTCGACAGTCTTCGCCTCTCGGACTCGAAGCTAGAGGACGCGTTTGCGAGCCCGCCGACGGACGATGGCGCCGTCCAGGTGCTCCTGCTGGCTCTGCAGGCTGATGACACCCTTACCGCCCCGGTTGAGGCAGTTGCCACGATTCCGATCACCCTCGCCGGTATGGGCGACACACTCACGGGGCCGGCCGATAGCGCCACGATAGACGTCACCTACACGACCAAGTACGACGGCCTGCGCTCCTTCAACGGGATCGTCAAGCATCAGTCAGGGCTCACGGTCGTCGAGCCGGCGTAGTTTCAGGGGTCGTGACGATAGCCTCCAGGCAATCACCGGAGGCTTGAATGCTTACCTTCCAGGAACACGCTGGCGGTCCGACCGGGCGCCTGAAATATGAGATCCGTCGCAATGGTGCGCTGATCGAGGACGTCGACGAGCAGAACATCATCGTCGATCTGTCGAAGCAGATCCACGCGAAGCTGCTCGGGGGCAGCGTTACCGGCCAGAGCGTCACACAGATCGGCTTCGGCACGAGTGGCGCTGCCGCGGCTGCCGGCAATACCTCGCTGACGGACGCCTACGTCAAGGCCATCGACTCCGTCACCTATCCCGCGACGAACAAGGTCCAGTTCAATTTCTCGCTTGGATCAGGAGAAGCGAACGGGAAGGCAATTCTCGAGTTCGGGCTATTCATTGCGGCCGGCACACTCTACGCCCGCCGTATCCGCACGTCTGCACTGAACAAGGATTCCGACATCTCGCTGTCGGGCTCCTGGACCATCACTTTCTGAGGGTAAGGGCTCAATGGCAAACCTCACCGAATCGCAAACCTACGACGCTGGCGTCTATCAGCTCGAGACCACTGACCCGGTCGTTGGCGGTCCTGATGGGATCTCCAATGCGCCGCTGAAGAACCTCGCGAACCGCACCGCGTACCTGAAGAAGCACGTCGACGACATCGAGTCGGGCGCCTTCTCGTTGCCCGGTTACGCGAAACTCAACAGTCCGGCTTTCACCGGCAACCCGACGGCGCCCAACCAGTCCGCGGGGGACAACGACACCTCGGTCGCAAACACCGCGTTCGTTCAAACTGCGGTTGCTGGTGTGTTGAGCAAATCCGTTGCGGGCGGCTCGAACGTCACCCTGACCGCAGTGGAGGCCGGCTATGCCACGCTGATCTTCACCGGGACGCTCACGGCCAACATCAACGTCATCGTCCCGACAGCCGCAGGGCGCTGGATCGTTCGCAATTCGACGAGCGGTGCCTTCAGCGTGACTGTGAAGACCTCCGCCGGTACGGGCGTTTTAATCCCACAAGGAAAGAGCCTCGAGGTCTACTGCGATGGAACCAACGTTGTTGCTCTTCTCGCCCCGCAGCTCGCGACGGCTCGGACGATTTCGCTTTCTGGTGATGCTTCAGGGGGCGCGAGCTTTGACGGGTCCGAGAACGCCATCATTACAGTGACGGTTGCCGACAACAGCCACTCCCACTCTGTATCCACTTTGACTGGCCTTGGGTCTGCTGCAGAATTGAACGCACAGACGAGCGCTACCGACGCGACTGCCGGCCGCCTACTCAAAGTCGGCGCGTCACCCATGGTGCTGATGGTTGATCCGCTCCGGCACGCCGTCGAGTCCGCCTCTGGAGGCCGCATGACCGTCCTCTACACCGCCAAGAAGCAACCTTGCTACATGCACGTCCTGCCGCGCTTCCTGCTTGAGGACGTAGCGCCCGGCGGCGAATTGGGCAGCGGCACACACCCCGCGTTTCTTGTCAATAGCGTTGCAAAGTCGGAGCTCTTCATCGGCGCATACCTCGCCAGCATGAGTGACGGCGAAGCGCTCGCACTGCCTGGCATGACGCCACAAGTCAGCTACACATTCGACCAGGCGCGCGCCGCGTGCGTCGCAAACGGTGCCGGCTGGCACCTGATGACGAATTGGGAGTGGGCTGCGGTTGCGCTGTGGTGCATGGCCAACGGGTTCCAGCCGCGCGGCAACACCGACTGGGGCCGACATCACACCAGCCGATTCGAGACCGGCCGCCGCGTTGACGGCGTCGCGCCCGGCAGCGCAACCGGCAACGGCGCGACGCTGACAGGCTCAGGCCCGGCAGCGTGGTCGCACGACGGTACGCCAGCCGGCATTGCCGACCTCGTGGGTAATGTGTGGGAATGGAACGATGGCATGCGCCTGCAGGACGGCCGGGTCTACATGCCGAACGACAACAACTACACGCTGGCCGAGGCAAGCTGGCCGGCTCAAAACCTCTGGTTTTCGGGTTCGAGCACGACTGCAAACGGCACGGTCAATCTCATCACCACGTCGGAAGTCACGCGCAACGGCGCGGTGGGCGATGACAACAACAGCGGCCTGTCGGATTACCGCAACCCGTGGTCCTCGACGCCGATTACCGGCACTGCGCCGCTGGCGACCAAACAGGCGCTGATCGCCCCCGCCGGCATCTCGCCATTGGGGGCGGTTTATGCGCGGACCTACGGTGCGCGCTTCCCGCTTCGCGGTGCTCACTGGTACACCGCCGGCGACGCTGGTCTGGCGGCGTTGTACCTCCACATCTCCCGCGGCGTCGTGAGCAGCAACATCGGGTTTCGCCCGGCTTTCGCGCTCTGAAATCTGTGATCCCGCAATCTGACAAGCCCGGCGAGAGCCGGGCGCCTACTGCGTCATGAGCCACGAAGACCTGCAAATCCGGCTGAAGGTCGAGCAGATGATCCAGTACGCCTACGCGCCGCTGCGCAACTTCCCGAAGGCGGAAAAGCATGTGCTCTCAGCCGAGATCCGGCAAAGCATGTACCGCCTGCTGCGGCTGGTGATCGTGATCAACCGTCGCTACCACAAGAAGACAACCATGCAAGAGCTCGACGCCGAGCTCGATCTACTGCGGTCGCTCGTGCGGCTCGCGGCAGACCTTCAGTTTCTGCCCTTCCGGCAGTACGAGATCTGGTCACGCCATCTTGCCGAGATTGGCCGGATGGTAGGCGGCTGGATGGCCTGGGCGCGAGCGCAGGCATGAGCAGGACGGGTCAGGCGTCAAATCGTGCGCGCTTCCCGCTTCGCGGTGCTAACTGGAACAACGCCGGCAACGCTGGTCTGGCGACGTTGAACCTCAACAACTCCCGCGGCAACGTGAACAACAACATCGGGTTTCGCCCGGCTTCCGGCCATTTGTCCGGGCCAGAAGGTGCGCAGCCAAGGCTTTGCATCCAGCGCCCGGCCGAAAGGATGCCTGACCCCCGGCGCAAGCCGAAACAGCAGCACCACGCCGCGCGGCGAGTACAGCGCACCGGAATGTCGCGCGGCCATCAAATACACATCGCCATGCCTAGAACCATTTCAGGACTTTTCGACCAGGTCGCCAGCTTCGATGCGCTGCACGCTGCCTATCTCGTCGCCCGCAAGGGCAAGCGTCGCACCATGGCCTGCAGGCGCTTCGAGCAGGACTTGGAAGGCAACATCGTCCAGCTCGTCAACGAGCTTGCCTGGGGGCAATACCGAACCGGCCCATATCGCCACTTCGACGTACTCGAACCCAAGCGCCGGCAGATCGCCGCCCTCACCCAGTTCCGCGATCGGGTGGTGCAGCAGGCCTTGCGCTCGGCGCTGGAGCCTGTATTCGAGCCGAAGTTCATCGCCGACTCGTTCGCTTGCCGGCAGGGCAAAGGGGCGCATGCTGGCGCGCGCCGCACACAGACGATGATGCGCGAATGCCTGGCGCGCCATGGCCGCCTATACGCGCTCAAGGCGGATGTGCGCCGCTACTTCGCAAGCATCGACCACGCCATCCTGAAGCGCCTGCTGCGCCGCAGAATCGCCGACCGCCGCATCCTTGCGCTGCTCGACGAGATCATCGACAGCTTTAACACGTCAGGCACGCCAGGCAAGGGCCTGCCACTGGGCAACCTCACCAGCCAGTTGCTGGCAAACGTCTATCTCGACGCGCTCGACCAGCATGTGAAATGCGCGCTCGGCGAACGCTGGTACGTGCGCTACATGGACGACTTCG